CATTTGTCTGCCAGGTGAAATACGTCATTATAAAAACCGGTTAAGTCCACCGGAATTGGCAAAATACTACGTTAATGATCTTTTTGACATTAATCGTATGAATTGGGAGGTACTTCGTGATTTGGAGATGGATTTGGGTCAGTACGGTTATGCCGGACAGATTGGACAATCTCCAACACCTGCTGGTGGGGGTATGTTTAAAATTGATCACCTGCAAATGACCGGTGAACTTTATGCCAAAAAGGATTATGTGAAAACAGTTCGTTATTGGGATAAAGCCGGTGTAGAAGGTGGTAAAGGTGCTTTCACGTGTGGTGTGAAGATGAGCCGGATGAAAAGCGGTTTATTTCTTATTGACGATATTAAACGTGGTAGGTGGAGTACGGAGAGGCGGGAACGCATTATACGGCAAACGGCAGAAGCTGATGGTGATAATGTTTTCGTTGTAATTGAGCAGGAAGGTGGTAGTGGTGGTAAAGAGAGTGCTGAGAGTACCGTTCGTAATTTGGCAGGATTTCATGTTGAGGTGGATCACCCGACAGGGGATAAAGCGAAAAGGGCTGACCCGTACAGTGTACAGGTTAATAACGGTAATGTAATATTGCGTGTAGCTGAATGGAACAGGGAGTACAAAGAAGAATTATCCATGTTCCCAAATAGCACGTATAAGGATCAGGTGGATGCTTCGAGTGGGGCATTTAACTATTTGGTACGTAAAAAAGATGTGAGGCGTATAACTTAATATTGAGGCTGAAATTGTAAAGGAGGAAGCTGAATAATGGAAAAGAAACGTACTATACAAACAAATAACAGTTCTGCTAAAAGTGGACAATTATTGCAGGTTTTTAGTGAACTTACTAACCGGCTTGCAATGGCTTCACAAATGGGATTTCAGTACCAGGGCGGTCGTGATGTTTACCAGGCGTTAGGCTACCCACAGCAATCAAGTTTGGGGTACAACCAGTATTACGGTAAATATTTACGTCAGGATATGGCAAAAGCCATCATTGACCGACCTGTGAAAGCATCGTGGAAAGGTGATCTATCTGTAATTGAAAGTATATCACCAGATGAAACACCATTTGAGAAAGAGTGGATTTCGTTATCGGATAAATTAAAGTTAAAATCAGTTTTTATTCGTGCTGATAAATTAACCGGGATTGGTGAGTACTCCGTTATTCTATTAGGATTGAATGATGTTAAAAGTAATGCCGATTTTGCACAACCTGTAAGAAAATCAACAGGATTGAAACTAATTTATGCAAAACCTTTGGGACAAGCAACAGCAACGATTGATAAATTTGATGAAAATGTTACCAGTGAAAGATATGGATTGCCGGTTTTATATAAAGTGAAAACATCAATACCGGATACGTTAAATGGTGTAAAACAAATGGATATTACTGTTCACTACACACGCATTATTCATTTGGTTGAGGATGTGTTGGAAAATGAAGTATTCGGTACACCTCGATTACAGGCAGTTTATAATCGTTTAATGGACCTGGAAAAGATTGTTGGTGGTGATGCCGAAATGTTTTGGCGTGGTGCTCGACCTGGTTATACTGGCAAACTCGATCCTGATTTTCAGATTACAACAAAAGGCATGGAAGATTTGCAGGATCAAATTGATGAATTTGAACATAACATGCGTAGGATATTAATTAATGAGGGCATTGATTATAAAGCTCTCGAACAGCAAATAGCTGATCCATCAGCCCATGTGGAGGTTCAAATGCAAATGATTTCAGCCGTTACCGGAATACCTAAACGTATTTTAACCGGTAGTGAACGTGGTGAATTAAGTTCAGCACAGGATAAACAAGAGTGGGTAAGCTATGTTGCTTCACGCAGAGAGGAACAAAATGAACCTATGATTTTACGTCCGTTTATTGACAGATGTATTGAAATTGGTGTGTTACCCACACCGAAAGATAAAAAATATACGGTAATTTGGGATAAACTTTTCAGTTTGTCGGATATGGATAAAGTGAATATGGGTAAGGTTCGTGCTACTGCATTGAAAGAGTATTCAATGAATCCGGTTGCACAGGAATTGATGCCATTTAACTTATTCTGTGAATTCTTCCTGAATATGGATCACACACAAATTGATCGTACAATGGAAGAAAATAACAATACTGTTAAAGTTGAAGCTCCGGTAACAGAGGAAGAAAAAGTAACACTTCGTGGTGAAGAAGAGAAAAAAGATAAAAAGGTACGTGGTGATGGGGAATTAAGGTATGGACGAACAGCATTATAACTATGTGTGAAATTTGTACAAATAAGCGTTTAACTCCAATTCAGATCAATCAGTACGATCCGACACATACGACTACATTACGTAATAGTATGGTACGTGATAGTAATCGTAGATTTGATGAGTTAGCACGTGTTGTACGCATTGCCGTGGATGATGAAGATTGTTTTGGTTTGAAACCTGAAACATCAATTTTTAAAGATAATTTAGGGTCATATCAAATGCGTACCCCTGGTAGGCGAAGGTTTGCTTTTGGTACTAATGAACAAAAAATAAAGGAATTTTTGGCCTGGTTGGATGAACAGGTGCGTAAGGGCATTTTAACCATTGATGAAGTTGAGCAGGTAGGAGAATCAATATACCCAATTTGGAGTAATAAATATATTCGTGCAGCATATGAGAGAGGTGTAATGCGTGCCAATTCGGAATTATTAAAAATTGGATTAGGAATTGCTGCAACGGATCAATTTGTAGATATGTTATTTGGTGCCCCTATGCACATTGAAAGGGTTGGACTTTTATACATTCGTACTTTTAATGAGTTAAAAGGTATTACGGATCAAATGGCTCAAATTATATCCAAACTACTTGTGGAGGGTATGATGTCAGGTGAAAGTACTATCAGGATAGCAAGAAAATTGGTGGCTGCAATAAATGGAAAAGGCATTGGTGAGCTTGGATTGACGGACACATTAGGGAGATTCATTCCCGCTCGTAGAAGGGCAGAAATATTGGCTCGTACAGAAATTATTCGAGCTCACCATTTGGCTACTATTCAGAGTTACCGTAATCAGGGAATATCAAACGTGAAAGTAAAAGCAGAAGTTATTACAGCCGGTGATGATCGGGTATGTCCTGAATGTGCAAGTTTAGAGGGTAGAATATTTGAGTTGGATGTGGCCGAGGGACTAATTCCTGTTCATCCTCAATGTTTTATTGATGGACAAGTTCCTATTTATACTTCAAAAGGATGGGTTCCTATAAGAAATATTAAAGTAGGTGATTATGTTTTAACACATGAAAAGAGATTTAGGAAAGTATATGCTCTTCCGAGAAAAATTAAACAACGTCCTGAAGTAGTAACTATTACATTAGAAACAGGTAAAAAAATTACAATAACGAGTGAGCATTCCATTTTAATGACAAACAAAGAAAACAATAAAGTTAGATGGATTAAAGCTAAAGAAATTGTTCCCGGTAAATATTTTTCTTATTTAGCAAATAGATGTAAAAGATGTAATAAACTTATTCCTTATTATAAGACATATTGTTCACAGTCATGTTTAAGTAAAGATATTACTGATAGACAATGGGGTAATGAAGAACATAGAAAGAATATAAGTAATAAGAATAGAATAGTAATGCTTCATAAATATGAAACAGGTGAACGTGATAAATATGAAATAACTAAGAAAGCAAACGAAAAAACACGCCAAAAGGTAAAAGAGGGAACATTTGGTGAATGGATGGATGAAACATTTTTTGAAAAAATTAGGAAAGTTACCAATTTACCGGAGCATAGGAAAGCATCTTCTGAAAGAATGAAAAAGAATAATCCAATGAATGATCCTAAAGTAAGGGAAAAAGCTACGATGAGTTTAATAAAAACATTGGAGGAACATCCAGAAAAAAGATTAAATTTAAGAATGGCAAAACATAGGAAAAGCCAAAATATGACTGATATTGAAAGAAAAATGGCAGAATTACTTGATAAAATAGGAATAGAGTATATTTTTCAATATCCTATATTAAGATATGATGTTGATTTTGCTGTTCCTTCTTTAAAGATTGTGATTGAATGTGATGGTGAATATTGGCATAAGAATACTAAAAAGGAAGATACAATACGTCAAAAAAAAATAGAAAAAGAAGGGTGGTTTGTTTTGCGTTATACTGACAAACAAATAAATAAATGTTTAAACGATATTAAAAATGAAGTGTTAAGAGTTGTAAACAATCATACAGGCAATTATGAAACATTGGGAATTATGGTGGAAGATGTTAAATTGTGGAAACCTAAAAGATTAACGAATTTATTTAATTTAAGTGTGGAAGAAGATGAATCCTATATTGCAAAAGGATTCGTTGTTCATAATTGTCGTTGTTGTGTGATGCCTTTTGTTGTAAATAGAACGAAAATATAAATAAATTTAATAGTAAAATGATATGGCGACAATAATTTATCAACCAGTAGCAGGAAGATTACGCATAAATGGCCGTGATTTTTCTTTGGAAGATCTTGTAATGGACTATACTTTGAGTATGTCCGGTACGTATTTAATTCGCATACGCAGTAAAGTCACTGATACAGGTGTATCTGATGTACCTTTGGCAGATATAAAAGATAATTTAGGTGTGGGATATGCTAATATT